TTAGATTTGATACCAACATACTCTTATGCAAGAGCATATAAAAAAGGTGACGAACTTAAAAGACATAAAGATAGACCTAGTTGTGAGATATCATGCACACTTAATNTAGGTGGTGACCCTTGGCCTATATTTATAGATGGCACAGGTGCTAATAATGTTATCGATGAATACAAAAATATACATAAACCAAACGCTCCAGCAGGCACTAAAGTCTTGCTTGAAGTAGGAGATATGNTAGTATATAGTGGNTGTGAACTTGAACATTGGCGAGAGCCTTTTGACGGGAACATATGCGGTCAAGTATTTCTACATTATAATCATGTAAATGGCCCATTTGCTGACAAAAATAAATTTGATGGAAGAGCTATGTTAGGTCTACCATCAGGTATTTAAATTTAATATATATAAGGATTTTATGTTAGGGTTTTCACCATTTGCAGAATTACCATTTGCTACTTCGTCTGAATCAGATGGAGCAGTAACAATTAGTGTTACAGGTAATGCCTTACAAATTAGTATAGGCGATGTAGGTATTACAGCCGATTCTATTATTGAAGATGTAACACCTAATAGATTAACTTTAGGTGCCGGAACTGTAACAATTACAGCAGATGCTAACATTTCTGCTACAGCTAATCCTACTTCGATAAGTGTTGGAACTGCTATAGCTTTTACAGATATTACAATACCTGTAACTGGAAATGCATTGACCTTAAGCGCAGGAAGTGTTACAGTAACAGGAACAGCAAATGTTGTTCCAACTGGAACACCATTAACATTAAACACAGGAAAACCTGGTGTTATTACTTGGAATCAAATTGTTCCAGGTGTAAACATGACTTGGACGGAGATAGAACCTTACTAATATGGCATCAACTTTTTCAAACGATTTAAAATTAGAACTAATTACAACTGGTGAAAAAGCCGGTCTTTGGGGATCAATTACTAATACTAACTTACAAATTTTACAACAAGCAGCTTCAGGTTTTTTATCATTAGCAATGACTGGTGGTTCAGATATTACAGTACCTTTAACAGATGGTGCAGTATCTAATGGTAAAAATTTATATTTTAAATTAACAGGAACATTAGCTCGTAACCAAACTTTAATTATGCCTAGTGGTTCTGAAAGAGTTTTTATTATTGAAGACGCAACAGATAGAACTACAGCTAACAAATATACTTTAAGTGTAAAAACTGCAAGTTCATCAACTCCAGTTGCAGTTCCGAATGGAGCAGTTATGCTTCTTAAATCAGATGGAACTAATACTTCTAAAGCAATTACTGAAAAAGGTTATTTTACCATTACATCATCTGCGATAACAGCTTTTACAGCAGTTGCAGGAGATCAACTTTTAATAGATACAACTCAAACAACTGTTACACTTACTTTGCCTGCAGCTCCAGCTGTTGGTGATGAAGTAGTAATAATTGATGCTAGAGGAACTTTTGCATCAAACAACGTTACAGTTGAAAGAAATGGTAAACCAATAAATTCTGGAACAAACAATTTAGCTCTAGCTACTAATGGTCAAGCTATAACTTTAGTCTACATAGATTCAACAAGAGGCTGGGCTTACAAAACGAACACAGCATAGGAGCTATCAGATGGCTCTTCAACAAGTTAAATTTGCTCCAGGCATCGACAAGCAAGACACTAGTGTTGGTGCTGTAGGTCGTTGGATTGAATCAGATAATGTAAGATTTAGATATGGCCTTCCAGAAAAAGTAGGTGGTTGGCAATCTTTACTTAATCAAAGTATAGTAGGTGTTTCTAGAAAATTACATTCGTTTGTAGATTTAGAAGGAAACAGATATACAGCTATTGGCACAGATAAATTTTTACTTTTATATTTTGAGGGACAACTTTTTGATATCACTCCTTTTCGTAGTGACAACGCAGGAGTTCAAACAACATTTACATCATCTACATTAGCAACTAATAGTACATCTATTAAAACATGTACTATTACAACTACATCAGCTCATGGTTTAATTGAAGGAGATATGATTATTTTAGATTCAGTAACATTGCCTGGTAGTACAGGTTTATCTGCTTCTGATTTTGAAGATAAATTATTTCAAGTATTATCAGTTCCAACTCCTACAACCTTTGAAATTAATTCTTTAAACCAAGCAACAAGTGTAGTGTCTACTGGTGGATCTATGACAGTACAACCTTATGAAAGAGTAGGTCCCGCTGCACAGTCCTATGGTTATGGATTTGGTATTGGACAATTTGGTGGAACTGTTGCGGGTGCATTAACAAATACTTTATCTTCTGGAATAAATGATAGTGTAAATATAATTCCAGTTACATCTAATGCAGGTTTTCCAACAGTTGGTACTTTAGCTATTGGTACAGAACTTATTACATACACAGGTAAAGGAACAAATACTTTTACAGGTGCAACAAGAGGAGCTTTAGGTACAACAGAAGCAGCTCACAATAGTTCTGCAGTAGTTACTAATGCAACAGATTTTACTGGATATGGTAATGCAGTAGAAGCATCTACAGTTACACTAGAACCAGGTCTATGGTCTTTAAATAATTTTGGTCAAGTACTTGTTGCAACTGTTGCTAACGGCAAAACTTTTACATGGAACGCAGGCATTACAGCAAGACTAACAACAAGAGCATCTACTACAACTACTGATTTTCCAACAGCTATTGCAACTGGAGTAGGTAATCCTACAGCTACAAGAGAAACTTTAATATCTCCTACAACTAGACATTTAATTCATTTTGGCACAGAAGTAACTATCGGCGATCCAACTACACAAGATGATATGTTTATTAGGTTTTCTAACCAAGAAGAAATTAATGAGTATGATATTTTAGCTGTTAACAGTGCAGGATCTCAAAGACTTCAAGATGGATCAAGAATTGTTGGAGCGTTGACCGCGAAAGAAAATATTTTAGTTTGGACAGATAACTCTTTGTATACAATGAAATTTGTAGGAGCTCCTTTTACATTTGGTTTTGAACAGGTAGGCACGAACTGCGGATTGATTGGTAAGAACGCAGCTATTGAAATTGATGGTGTTGCTTACTGGATGTCTAACAATGGTTTCTTTGCATTTGATGGTACAGTAAACTCGTTACCTTGTAGTGTAGAAGATTATGTTTATGATGATTGTGCAACTACTAAAGGTCAACAAATTAATGCAGGTATTAATAATCTATTTACAGAAGTAACTTGGTGGTATCCAACTGAAGGTGCAGATTTTAATAATAGATCTGTTACATATAATTATGGTCAAACTAATACACCTACTCCAATGGGTAATTGGTATACAGGTGTTAATGAAAATTCTACAAGAACTGCTTGGATAGATTCTTTAATTTATCCAAAACCATATGCTACTGCATTTAAAAGTTCTAACACAGGTACATTTCCTACAGTAATTGGAGAATCTGGTTTAGGTCAAACTTTATTTTTTGAACACGAAGTAGGTACAGATCAAATTAATCCCGATGGAACGACTACAACATTGACTTCTTTTATTGAATCTTTTGATTTTGCATTACAAACTGATCAAGGAATAGGAGAATATTTTTTAGCAATGAGAAGATTTTTACCTAACTTTAAAGTTTTAACAGGAAATGCAGAAGTAACTATTTCAGTAGCTGATTATCCAGCAGATCCTAATACAGTAACATCTTTAAGTCCCTTTACAATTGACTCAACTACGACTAAAGTAGATACAAGAGCAAGAGGTAGATATGCTGCTCTTAAAATAGCAAATACAGGATCAGGTGAATCATGGAGATTTGGTACATTTCAAGCTGACCTGCAACCAGATGGAAGAAGATAATGACAAAAGTAGTAGTAAGATTACCAGAACCTAAAAAAGAATATAGCGAAGATAATCAAAGACAAATTAATAGAGCATTAACAACTATTGTAGAACAATTAAATTCTACATTTTTAAGACAACTAAAAGAGGACCAAGAACGATATACTTGGTTAGGTTTAGGTTAATGGCTAATGTATATTTAAATTCTAAAGTAGATTTATCAACTACTGATAATACTGTTTTATATACAGTGCCTTCTAACTCTAGAGCGATTGTTAAATCTTTATTAGTTTCAGAAGATGCAGGTAGTGGAACTACAATAACTGTAACTTTAACAAATGAAACAGGAACAGTTTTTAGTTTGTTTAAAGTTAAAGCTGTTGGTGCTAATGCAACAGAACAATTATTAAATGAACCTTTAGTTTTGATGGAAAATGAAATATTGAAAGTTCAAGCAGCAGATGCTAATGAGTTACATGTAGTATCTTCTATACTAGAAATTAACAGAGAGGACGTATAATGTCGTTTATAGAAACAAAAGCTTCAGTTAGATATGAAGTAATTGATGGTAAAACAGTACCAATAATTACACCACAATGTGAGGTAACACTTACTAATACAGAAACAAAAAAAGAATATGCTTCTGATGCAGAAGCATTAACAGATGTACAAGATCCAAATACCGCTACTAAAGCAGAACATATACGTAGAGACGTAAATATAACTGTGGAAAGTATACCTTTAGGTGCTGGTGTTAATACATTCTAGATTGACTATGAACATAAAAACAAGTAAAATAGCAAACACTAGCATATATACAAGACTTGCTATCTTGCTTTTCAACAATATAATAGAGATATAAAATATGGGATTTTTTTCAGGAGTCAGACGTAGGATTAAAAAGTTTATACCAAAGGAGATACGTCCTTTTATACCTTACGCAGCAGCTTTAATACCAGGTGGACCTTTTGCAGCTCAAGGATTGGCAGCAAGATTAGGTGGTAATCAATTTTTAAAAGCAGCAGTTACTAGAGGTCTTATAGACGATGAAGCAGATTTAAAAGACATTACAAGAGCAGGTATTTTGGCTGCAGCTCCAACAGCAATAGGTGAAGGTTTACAATTAGGTTCTGTTAATGCAGAATTAGCAGGTATGGGTAAAACAGCAGATTATTTAGGTAGAGGAGCCGATTATGTTAAAGATATTGGTGCTTTAAAAACTATAGGTGGACAAGGAGCAATTGATTACGGAATTAAAGCAGCAGAACTAAATAAAGAAGCATTAGAAAAATACAACAGAGATTTAGCAGCACAAGGTATCGCTGACAAAGCAGGTAGAAGATCTGCTATAAGAGCAATCTATGAAAACACCGGAACGTGGGACATGGATGAAGTTGATGATATGTTAGATACATACGGATACAGATCAGGTGGTAGAGTTGGTTATGAAGATGGTGGTAAAACTAAAAAAGAACGAAGAAGAAAAAAATTTAGTGAAGGATTTGAATATGCACAAGAAGGCTTAGATTCTTTAGAAGAACTAGAGGATAAATATAAACCATTACCGATTCGAGAACTAAGGCTCGCGGATGGTGGTAGAGTTAGTGAACTTGAAGCAGCATATAAAAGATATTTAGAAATGGCTAGAAAAGATGGTTCTAAAAAAATTATTCCGTTTGAAATATTTGCAGAAGAATTTGCTAGAGAGAATTTTGCTAGAGGCGGTATAACAGATATTAATATGGAAGAACAAATTGATACACCAGAAGGTGATATGATGATGGATGAGAATGTAGAAGTAGCATCTAATCCAGAAGTTATGGATTCATTAAATGAATTATCTTTAATGTTATTTAGAAGACCTT